TGACTTCGCTGATCGTATTGGCGAGTTGGATCGTGAGGGTGCCAATATTGAGCGTCTCCTTACTGCTGGTGTTGGGATTAATGCTGAAGGTGGTGAGTTCCTTGAGATCATTAAGAAGATGGTCTTCCAAGGTAAGCCTTGGAACCGCGACAACCGAGAGCATCTTATTATTGAGTTGGGTGATATCATGTGGTATGTGGCACAAGCAACTCAAGCACTGGGAGTTTCTTTTGACGAAGTTCTAGAACGTAATGTCAAGAAACTTGAGAAGCGTTATCCTGGTGGATCATTTGAGATTCATCGTTCTGAAGTTCGTGCTGCAGGTGACCGATGACTGCTAAGTTTATTTTATTCACCAAGGATTCCTGTGGTCCTTGTGGTCTTGTCAAGAGATACTTCAAAGCTCTCAAAGACGAGCGTACAGGACTCATCCAAGAAGTCCAACTGGAAGACTTCAGCGATGAACCAATCCCCGAAGAGAACCTTGCTCTCGCCAAGAAGTATGGTGTGACTGCCACTCCTGTTCTAATCATCGTTGATGAAGAGACAGAAGAACTTCTAGAGACCTACTCCAGCGGTATGCCTATCACCCAGAACATTCGTAAGTTGTGGACTAAGTACGGTGTATAGTTTCTGGATCCACCTAGTAGCATTCTTTCAAGTTGTCGTGATGAACTGCATTCAACCCGTCAACTGGAAGTATTGTTACAGGGTGGACCAGTGGCTCTTGCCAGATCTGGTTGAGGGGTATAGAATATGGACTGGAGAAACCCACCCCTATCAAAATGAAAAAGATTATCTTAAAGACTTACCTCCCTCTAAATAGTTAGGCGGGGGGTCTTTTTATATGTCACAACTAAGAGCTACCAAACCAAAAATTGCTGGGAAGCTTCCTCTTGAGATTAAATACAACTCCAAGGCATTAAATTCTTTCTATCAGATTCAAGCAGAACGAGTCTCGAATCTGATTGACATTAAGGATGTTGTTGAGAATCATAATGTCTCTAGTAATGCAGAGACTCATGTTCAACCAGTTGACAATACAAATTCAACTGAGAGGATTGTACAATCATGGGGTGTGAAGATTACAATCCACCATGCAAAACATAGGAATTCTATTCTCAGTAAAATATACAATGCTCTAGAAAGCAAAGCAGATGAGATTATTCTAGAGTATCAAAATTTCTTTGCAATGAACCTCCTAAATGTTGTAGTTAGAGGGTTCAAACTGACTAGGAATACTATCTGGGCTAAGGGATCTAACAGTATTTTCCTGGAGTGTGATGTATTTGATGATGATGGTAATATCACTGAGACATTTTATCCATATGCAATTTTTGCCAAGGGAAATATCAAAGATCAGGGAGATCCACATGAACTGATGACTGGTGCCTTGATTGCTATGGGCAGTATCATTCCAGTGTCTAACATTAATGGCATGGATTTGATTAATAGAAATGCTGCACTGGACAATATTACAGATAGAATTCATTCCTATCTTAGTGGTAATTCTAAGATGGTTGGATGGAAAGAAAAAGAGCGTAGGTTAATTCAGGGTGACCATATAAACCTTGCAAAGGCATTGTCTGTTTCTAACTATGTAAATTTTTTGATGAAGAGAAACGCTGCTACAGTAGTAAAGGTGTATCAAACTGGTGCTGCATGGGATGCTGCGATTAGACACCTTGAAGGTAGTGGTCCAGAAAAAGATCAGTTGATTAAAGCATACAACTCTTCTGACCTGATCATACATTTTGTAAAATCTAGGGTTGATTATTACTGGGGTTTGTCTCTAAAGAAAAAATCTGGACCCAATGATGACCCAACTCTATTGAATAAACCATTGGTTGGTGAAGCTTCTGCGAGTGGTAAGCAAAAAGCAGGATACTTATACCTGAAGGCGCAGGGTAATGAGAAGCGAGACTTAATCAAGGCAGAAAATAATTTTTGGAAGCAGGTATACATGGTCAAGAATGGACCAGAACCTGAGTTTGCTCAGGGTAAAAAACTTGGTGACAATGTAGAACCTACTAACTGGCCACCAGATAAACTTCCAGCAGATTGGAAGAAGAGACTTGATAGTCAACTTGCAGATAATGAAAAGAATGCTGCTTTGACTGGTAGAGAGTATAGAGGTGACAAGTATCCTACTAACTTTTTCTTCAAAGAGTTGGACACTGTGTTCAGACGAATCATGACTGTTCCAGCAAACTTTAGAGAGTTTCTGGACCTTGCATTTAGATTTGACATTGATGAGTATGTGAACACTCCACACTTCTATTTCAGTCTTATTACTGGAACTGGTGACATTAAGAATGGAAAGATTGTTGTGTCTAAGGTTGAAGAAAAAAGTAGTGCTCTGATGAAAGAAGTGTTCAACATTATGTTTAACAAAGGCGTCTCTAGTCTGGGCAATCCATCTGCGATTGCCAAACCAGGCACACTAAAACTGTCCACCACCCCTGGCAAGGTGCAGGCGTTTGCTGCCAACGCGACAGCTGCCAAACTGTTCTACACCATGTCCATTGACAACATGCCTGTGGTAAACTTAGAGGTGAGATACAAGGGTGCCATCACTTCGTCGCCACAGTTTCAGGTCTTTATCACAACCGAGTTTAAGACTTACTACAAGCGAGCACAACAGATCCTAGAGACCAAAGGAATCCGCACTGTCCTACGATGACTAAGAACCTTCACCTAGAACACATTGAAGATCTGATGCTGATCGAAGGATCTGATGGCATCAAGACATCTTTTGACTATATTGATGATCTGGTAAAAACTTTCTCTGGGACTCCAAAGAACAATCGTAAGATTTCTACTAAGTGGGATGGAGCACCTGCTATTTTCTGTGGTCCAGACCCAGCAGATGGTAAGTTTTTTGTTGCTAAGAAAGGTATCTTTAATAAGAAACCTATCCTGTTCAAAAGCATCAAAGAGATTGAGGATGGTGAGAGTCGTGTTGATCTTGCCAACACATTCAAAGCAGTTTATAGGGGTATGAAACCTCTGTATGACAAAGGTAAACTGAAAGATGTTGTGCAAGGTGACTTTTTATTCCATGCTGGCACCAGACAAACTAAGACTGTCATGGGAGAAAACTGTGTGTTGTTCAAACCACAGTTGATCGTATATTGTATTCCTGATCACGATGATTTGTATGATGCTGCTAAAAGGTGTAAGGTCTGTGTAGTTATTCACGCCAAGTATCCAAAAGGAAATGCCAAAACTGTTGCTGACCTGTCTGTAAACTTTGGTTTTGATGCCTCGCACCTATCTACAGATGACTGTCTGATTATTAGTCCATTTACATCAGAACTTGGATCTAACATGGCACTCACACCCAGTGAAAAATCTAAGTTAAACACTTGGAAGCGTGCTGCCAGAAACCTTACACCCAAGGTAGCACCATTTGTTGACATGATTGCACCTGAGCATACTGACAACATGGGTGTTGCATATCTAATCAAGCAATACTTCAATGCTAGGGTTAGGGAAGGACAGAAAGTAACTAGTGCATCTGGATTTTATCGAGAATTTTGTGCCTGGTATGAGGATAAATTTAGGACAAAGTGGGAAGGGCTTACAGATCCTAAAGCGATTACTAGGTGGAAGAAAAAGTATTGTATCGGTAAGGCAGTGCTGGTTAATAACAAGACTCAGTTCATCAACATGGTAGCCCTATATAATACGATCCAGAATATCAAGGGCATATTCATACCTAAGTTTGAAGCAGGAGAGAGGTTCAAAACTTTCTATTATAATGAGGATGGAACCTATGAAGTTGGTGATCAGGAAGGTTATGTTGTTGTTAGGGAGTCAACGAACGCAGTAAAAATTGTTCAACGACTCGGTGGATTCAGCGAGAGAAACTTCAATGAGATGAAGCGTTGGTCTAAAAAATGAATAGGAAAATTGTACTAGCATTTGGTAGGTTCAATCCACCTACAATCGGGCACGAAAAGTTAATCGAAGCATGTGCTACTGCAGCAAGACAGCACAAGTGTGACTATAAAGTTTATATTAGTGTCAAAGTTGAGGCAGAAAAGAATCCATTGCCTCCTAATGAAAAACTTTGGTTTATGAAAAAGATGTTTCCCAGTCACGCTGATCACATCTTTGCAGATACTGATGTACCAGATCCGTTTTTATTATTGGCATTGTTCAACAAAGAGTATGATGAAGTTGTGTTTGTTGCTGGTTCTGATAGAGTCGCTGGTTATGAGAAATCATTCAATAGACATATGAACGGACCTACTGCAACTTTCTACTATAGTTCACTTAATATAGTATCATCTGGTGAAAGAGATCCTGACTCTGAGGGTGCTTCTGGTATGTCCGCTAGCAAGATGCGTGAAGCAGTCCAAAAGGGTGATATAATATCCTTTAGGAAGGGTATACCAAAAACTTTAGGACGCACAGATATGATGATGCTATACAATGCTGTACATGATGGGATGGGACTGTGAAAGATTTTAAAAAACTTAGAGAGGAAGCGACAAGACAGTCACATAGGCAAGCACCTCTGAAAGAGGGTGACTATATTATGTCTTCTAGGACAGGTGATAAGGGAACTGTTCATCGATCTGGTGTCAACTATGTTATTGCTATCACTGAGGATGGAAAAATGTTTCGTGAGTGGGTAAAGGACATTCGTCCTATAAATAGACCATAGAAGATCTTCAATTTTAAACAATGGATAAGCAGAGACCTGTTAACAAAGTCGCTCACAATGATGTGTATTCATCTACATTGATGGAAATGTATACAAACTGGATGGGTGGCGATTGCTTCCAAGGCAGTAATATTCCTGAAGCGTTTGCTGGAATGGATCCACAGTCTCATGGTGCTGAGGTTGAAGATACAACTAAGAAGAAGAAAAAGATTGATAAGAAAGAAAAGTCTGTTGCTGAAGACATTGAGATTCTTGAGCGTGAAGAGTATGAGATTGATGGCGTAACTTATGTCATTGAAAAGCAGAAAGGTCTAGACGGTAAAGCTTGCTGGAAAGGATACAAGCAGATGGGCACCAAGATGAAGGGTGGCAAGAAAGTTGATAACTGCGTCAAAGCAGGTTTTGAACCAGAAGGTGAAGAGATCTCTGAAGGCAAGGATAAGTGCCCCAAGTGTGACGGT